GGCAATCAAGAGAAGAAAAGTACTCCTTCACCACCCTGGATGTTACAGCCAGGGGAACGCGATGAAGCCGAAGTCCTTTAAGGAACCTCGAACCATGCTTTTCAAAAGACATGAGGACCTCCAAAAGTTCATGTTGCAAACCCTCTTTCGAGGGAGTTTCCAGACCTCACTGCCTTCGTTAGAAGACAGGCTCAAAATCCTCGACAGCGGCCGAAAGCGGGGTATTTGTCCCCACTGTCGGTGCGTCATCGGTGGCGTTGATGAGGTTGTGGAACAGCGAGGCAACGTCGCGAAGCAGAATCTTCCGCTCCGCGTTGGTGCTCCGTTCAGGCAACAGGAACTCCATGACACAGCCGCACGAGTACGCCTTCGAGGGAGCCGGCTGAATGCCGGACCCCGTTGACGGACTCGTTACGTCCATAGTCGGGAGATCCAACTTCGCGGTCACCTTGTACACCCTGCTTGCCTTGGTAGGCTCGCGGACGGACAGAGTGAACGTCGGATAGCCAACCGGGATTCCTCCCGACTTGTCTACCCACTTCGCTACCCCTGGCTGATTCGGAATGAATCCGAAAGGGGTAAAGTCTCGGTCGGTCGCGACTGTCGCTGACGTAGACCTTGCGGGCTGCGCCGACGTTAAGTCGAGAATTCCCGAGACGTGCACGATTTGCTGAGCTGCCATGTGCTTCTCCTAACTGAGTTACGAGAACTGCAAAACACTCAGCATTGCAGCTGAATGCAAGCAGCAGATACGGCCTCAATCAGCGAAAAACGCTCTTCAGTAATGCAAGGGCATTAGTTGCGTGCGTCACAGAAATCGGACTTTTGAAACCGGGGAAACTCGAAGTCGGGAAGGTATTAAGCCTTGTCCGATTAAGAATAACCACGTCTCTAGAGTACGACCCCGCAGCCGCAAGCATCTGCCCAGGAAGAGCCTCTCCGCTGAAACGTATCAGAGACTCCGTGTGTTGCTTAGTAAACAGGGTCTGATAACCATCGAAAAAGACAAGGCCATGATACGCTGAAAGCGTCTCAAGCCAAGGTCCTATCGGTGCGAACCAGTCTGCTACGAAGCTAAACGGAATCAGTTCCCACCCGAGGTTTAGTGGGTTTGTAAAGCCAGTCTGTGCAAGGAAAGCCATCAGGTGATTCTCGACCGTAAACCGCAGCCCGAACTTACAACGCGAGGTGGTATGGGTACGAACCCAGCCACCGAACGTCGAACTGTTCTGGAAAAGCGGAAGGTCGCGAACGTCCCAGCTGGAAGTCCGAGCACTTGCTGTGACCTGCCTAACAGAAGCATCTGTCAAGTTCAACTTTGCCAGAGACTCCATAGCCCCGTGTATGTCTTGGAGGAGAGGTTTCCAACCGTACTGCATCTGCAGCCAATTATTAGCCGCAGACTCAGATACGGAAGGTTTCCTGCCCCCCTTGCCACGACGAGGTTTAGAGCCGCCCCAAAGAGTTGCCACCGCCTTTGGAATGTTTCCATTCTTCAAGGCGATACCAGTTTTGGCCAATCGGGAAGCTGTATCAGTAATCAGCTTCACGGTCTGCTTTATCTGGGCCACGTCTTGTGCGAGATTACCATCAATCCCGCTCTCAATTCGTGAACGCAACGACTTTAGGGCCTTCTGTACAGCCACCGCATCATGCGATGGCAAAGCAGGTGGTGAGTAGTGGTTTGCGCACGCCTGGTACTGGTTGAAGTAGATTCCCGTTGAAGGGATATCAGTCATCTCCAGCAAACCAGAGTCGTGAACGTCCTCAATAAAAACAGCGTGCGGATTAACCGGACGCTGCGACTTCTTCAACTTGCCGTATCCAGGGGTACGAACCCCAGACCAGGTACGAGTGTAGACAGTCTCAGTGGTGGTAACGGGAGCAAAGAAATAGCCCCCATTATTGCCTTCATTGAAACCCTGTCGGACACGCGTCCGGATCTCCGGACTAGGACGCAAAGAAGAAGACCGAGGATTACTCACTCTCTTTCCCGGGACGGGGTTAACCCGTCTCGCCACATCACGGCGCGATTTAATCACCGCCGTGCCGTAGTCTGTACCAGTCTTAGGCACCGAACTCCCGTGAGGGAGAACGATGTTGACAGACCGTCGAGACCAGTACTGCCGCGAATCACGGACTAAGAGGACATTGAGCCACGCCGACCTGGCGCCACGTGAAAAGAGGGCTTTAGGTAATCCCGACAGATCCTGCTTCGCCGATAAAGGCAAAAGTGGAGTCCGATAGGATCGCCGAGCCAGCCGATCATAGGTTTCCAGGTAAGCATACTCGCCATCCTCAAGTACGGTTCGCGACGGCACTGCGCTGTTCAACAAAACAGCATACGACGGATTAGCATCAAGATATGGGGATGGCATAGAGCTCTTTCAAGAACTCGTACCACCTCCACAACTCGACGCTGTCGAGCCCGAA